GTGTTACATTGAATGCGAGTTCCATTTTACTTTCCTTGTTCAAAGAGTTTTTGTTTCAACAGATAACCTTCAAGCGCCCAGATTTTCTCAAACGCTTGCTCAAATGCGTATTTTTCGCCAAGAGCTTGATTGAAATTTTCAGGACTAACACAAGCGTACTCACCGCGAACGCTATATCCATTCTCAAGAGTTAGGTTGCAGATGGTGACAGTTGTATCCGGAAGTACAATGAACTCTGTCTTTTTGATTTTGGCGTGAATATCGCCAGCCGTAACTGTTGGTCCATTCATCACAGAATCTCATCCAGTTCTTCAAATGCCTCAGGATCTACCTTGGCAATGATTTCGTGGTCTTGGAACAAACAGAACAGCGCAGTGTCATCCGTACCCGGAATCTTGCGTTCAAAACGGTCACCGCCGTATTTCGGCAAGCGGATAAAGTCACCGGGACGCGCCCACACGCCTTCAGGCCAGAGTTGACCATTTTCACGATTACGGAAAGCAATCGGTCCAATGTTTACGACTTTGCCGAGTTGAGTGGTGACTTTGTTGAACTGCTTGGTGTCGTCTACAAGGACAATGCCTGACGCAGTTTTGGTTCGTACAGTACGCAGTTGTACCAGAACGCGAGTCCCAAGCGGTTGAACGCCGGGATTGACAGCCGGAAAGGCGTCTTCAAGTTTTGATGCCGGAATCATTACGATTCTCCAAAGTAGTCTCCGATTGGGACTACCCCGTGATGCTGGAGACTAGCATCCTTCACCGTCGCGAAGTGGGGTAGTTGAAACTGGTGCTGCTTGTAGGAGTCGAACCCACGACCCCCTGCTTACAAGGCAGGTGCTCTACCAACTGAGCTAAAACAGCATATTACCGGTCTGCATCCTCAATACTAGCCTCTAGTATTTGTAAGGATTGAACAAAACCGTCTATCAGACCTTGCACTTTACCTACAGTGTATAAGTCTGTGTAAACGGCTTTTGCATGATCATTTTTGGCATCTTCAATGGCACGTTTTAGGTTGCCAATGTAGCCAAGAATAAACTTATCAGATGTCACTTTTTAGCGGACTTCTTAGCAGGCTTTTCTTCAATACCATCGAGTTGTACAACTTTGGCTGGGATTTCCTTACCAGCGCCAAAGCGGCAGTTCAAATACTGCTCAAGTGTATGGCAGTCAGACTGCTCAACAACTTCAACTTTACCGTCGTCCCATTCAACTTGAAACTTAGCCATTATTTCTTACCTTTCTTAACCATACCGCCACACATCATGCCTTTGTCAGCCTTGGCATTCTTCGGTGCGCAACCTGCAGCACCTTTGCCCGGAGCAACCTTGACTTGACTCTGACCGCTCAATTGTTGTGCCAACTTACCCATGCTGTTCTCCTTAAATGGAAAGTAAAAGCAGCTCAACATCCTCATCGTCGGTGTCAAATTGCTTTTTGTGTTGCTCAAAGTTTAGCACCTTTACTTTATATTGTGTAAGTAAAAAATGCACTTGCTGAGAGATGCTTATTGACAGAGTCGCAAAGTTTGGTTGATCAGGTACGCGTGTGAACGCTGGAAGCGGACCAAGTATTGGAATGTTATCTTCGATCTCGACCGGCTTCTTTTCAACGCGTCGTTTAACCTTTTTACTGACCTTGGTCTTTTTAGGTTTACGTTGATCTTCGGGCTTTTCATTCTTTTGTTCCTGAGCTTTTTTGCGCAGTTCGTCTTGGCGCAACGACTCCTCTTGCAACTGCATCAGGAGCATTCGATTGACACCAGAGCGTCCGGACTGATTGTTGGCAAGATAACCAACAGACGCCATTGCAAACGGATTTTGCGTAACGCCGATAGAAGCTATCGACCGTGCGATGATGCTCATGTTCTGGTCACAGTAACAGTAGTATCGTTAATTTTACTACGTGTTTGAGTTACCCCACCTGCGCTAATACTAGAGTCACTGATTGTCAAAGCGTTACTACCGTCAAGCCCAAGGCGTTGCCACAGGTCAAGAACCATACCGCCAACATCGACGTTTGGCGTGTCACTTCCTGTGCGAACACTGACAATTGTATCGCTGCCAGTCTTTGTGATTACACTATTGCCGAACACGGCTTGCGCGTCAGACTCTGTCAGCGGTTTGCTTGTGTCAAGACCAAGACGACGCCAAATGTCAGTCAGCATCATTACTTGTTCACCGGTCAGCGCAATACTACCAACGCGACTTGCGTAGCCAACAAGTGCCGCTTCAACACCCGACAAGGTGCCGGATGTAGCGTGGAGTCGCGTACGCGAAGCACTACCAATCAGCGTAGAGACTTGGCTGACAAGCGCACCAGAGGTAGCGTGTGACTTGTTAAGTGCTGCAGAGCCACTGATAACTGATGAAACACCGACCAGCGAACCAGTCGCCAGCATTTCGTGAATTCTTGTTGCTACGCCGCTGATAGAACCAATTTGACCAACAAGCGCGCCAGATGCAGTGAATACATGGGTACGCGAGCTTGTACCGGAAATATTACCGAGTTGGCCTGTCAGTGCGCCAGATGTTGCGTGTGTGATTACGCCGGTCGAACGTGAAGCTGTACCAGAGATTGAACCAAGTTGGCCGGTGAGTACGCCTGAGGATGTTCTAATGGTCGCACTGCTTGCCACACCGACAATCGAACTGGCTTGACCAGTAAGAACCCCTGTTGTAGCAAACGCGTGAAACCGTGATGCTGCGCCAGATACAACAGAACTTTGACCAGCTAAAGTTCCGCTAGCTGTGTGTGTTACAGAGGTTGTTCCCTGTAAATTCTGTTGTATAAAAAGTAGCATGGCTTAGCCGCGCAACCAGTGAATTCGCCAAGGGTGGTCAGTGTCGCCGTCTTGAACCACTGACAACTCGTTCGGGGGTTCAGAACGAATAGTCATGGTATCAACAGCTTCTTGCTCGGTAGCGTAAGCGCCTAAAACAATATCATCCATAATAAGCGTTCATCCCTCTAATTTCATAAGCAGGAACATCCATTTGCTCGTCTGTAAAGATAGTTTCAGTGAATGTGACGTACGTGTCTCCAGCCGCCGCAGAAGCCGCGCCTTCATAACTGATCGTTGCTGTACCTGCTGCCATCGTACCGACGTTACGAATTGACAACGTTACTTTGATACGTTCACCAATAGCCATAGCCGTGCTAGTCGGAGTGTATGTACCAGTCTTTGCAGCATCGGTCGTACCAAACTCAGTGATCGTAGCTGGGATACCAGTGACTGCCACAATCGTACTTTGAACAACACCAGCACTGTTAACACGCTCGATTAGAATACCAGCACCAGCGTTGACCGTTGTTGCGGACTCAAGACCGCGCACGTTGACCGTGACAGTACCACTGATCGTGACAGCGGCGGTGACGGGTTCTGAAAACCATGTCAATGCTTGACCGCCTGCGGACGTAGTGACCGGAATGTTGGTACCTGATGCAGTCGTAGTAGTGATCGCGGTCGTACTAGCGCGACCCCGCTTTTGCGCCATGCAGAGCTGGCCCGCGCCCCCAAGCGTGGAAGTTAAGCTTCGTAAATAGAAGCTAGTCGCCATTAGATTTCATACCCCCAAACGTTGACCGTAATCGACTGAGCGTTGGTCGTTGTTACGCGAAGCACGAAGTCTGCGGCGCCCCGGATTGGTGTGGGGAAAGCCATAGCAAATCCCGGCTTGTTGGTGGAGCTAGGCGCAAATTCACCATCAAAAACAGGAGCATCTGTGCCGCGAGTGTAAGCAGTGTCAGCCGCGCCTCCAAACCAAACTTGCGCTGTACCGGCAGTGGTGCCGTAGGACTGGATTTGAATATTGGTTACACAAATCGCCTTACCCGCTGCTGGAGTCCAAAGAGCAGCCCCGGTTTGCGCAGTGGTGTAAGTAGCGCATTTGAAGTTGGTCGTGTTGGCACGAATACGGTCGTTTGTACCGGCGCTGTTAAGACCTTTCATACGCGCATTAACAACAAGAGCTGCCGTTGCCGCCGCCTCGGCATCTGACGGGGTGTTATCAACAACAATCGAGGCGGTACCATCGGTAATCTGCATGTAAGCGCGACGAGCGGCGACATCCATAGACGGCATCGTATTTGTACCGTCAGGCGTCATGCGCGTCACATCGACGTCAAGACCATTGGCAATCGTCCCACGAGCACGATCCCATGTTGTTCCATTGAATAAATGCAGATAGCCTTCGGTAGGTAGTGCAAACTCACCAGCACTGATACCGTCTGAATTGATTGGGTCAATCGCAATGGTATTGGTACCGTCCGTAAGCTTGGTCGGAATCGGGGTCTGATCCGTCGCCACCGTGACAGGCATTGAAGCTTGCTGCGGCGCGGCACCTGCGGTCGGGATTGTGCCGTAGTAGGTGTTGATGTTGAGAGTCGTTGTGGCGCTGGCGCCAGTGTTCTGAACAGTTAGGTTGAAGTAGTTGCCATTCAGAGTAAACGAACGAGCAAATTGCTGGTTGGCTGTCAGCGTGTATGTCCAAGTCGAAGCCTTGAACGTACCAGAAGCATCAATGTACTGATTAACCGTCAGCGTAATCGGTTGATCGGAAGTGATTAGAATTGAAACCGCAGGTTGTGATAGAACGTCCTCAATTGCGCCTGTGAAGGTTGCACCTGCACCTAGTTGGCTAGTACTTGAGTTTCCCGTGCCAAAGAAAAAATAGGCAGCGGCGGGTTGAATCGGCAGAGGATCTTGGTGGCTAGAGTCGAACGCTTCTCCATCAAGACCATGCATAACCTTGACTCGCTGTACCTTTACGCCCGAAGAGGCAGCGCCGTTAAGCGTGGTTACATCATCAGTGGCGATAACATCACCGCCAGAGCCAGAATTTAGCGTTGTGTTGTCAGCCATGATTTACTCTTATGCGCTCAGTGCAGTGTAGGTCAAAGACGAGCAGGACACGGTATCGCCAGCGGCAACGGTCAAACCGTTACTCATGTTGATGTCCGAACCGGAAGCAGCAACAGCACAGTGAATCACCACCGTACCGCCAGAAGTTTCCAGCGTAGCAGTCGCAACAGGAGATGCGTTGCCCGTAGCGTTGGTGTCCGAGGTAATGGCGTTGGCAGTAGCGGTACCAGAAGACGAAGCACCGAATGCCGTAGCCGACAAAGACAACGTGGCGACTGCTGTACCCGGAGCGCCAACCGTACCAGACAGGCGGAACTTGAGTTTGCCGGAAGTGCCAATTAAGGCGGTTACTGCGTCAGTTGCTGCGTCACGTGCAGCGGTCGAATGGGTAACAGCCATTATTGCTCCTTCGATTGTTCGGCTTGCAAAGCCTTCAGTTGATTCTCATCCAAATAACCGACAAGCTGAACCTCTTCAACTTTACCAGTCTCTTTGCGTGTGATCTGTAGCGTCATCGCCACTTCACCGACTTTACCGCCGAGTTCGATCATTTTATACCCTTTGTCTTCTCGTAAGAACGACCGACAACATAGCCCAACATTACCGTGCCAAACAGTGTGAGTACCGGCTCAGGTAGTGCGCCCATCCAAGCTTTAAAACCGTCAGTGAATCGCGTAGCGGCGTCGGGGTTGAACACGAACAACACGCCCATCGGTAGCGACCAGAGTAGGAGGATGTAAACGACGTACAGGAACGAAGGGCGAGCACGGGAAGTCCACGGGTCAGCACTCTGCGCTTCTGCAATGATCGCGGAAAGCTGCACCTTGACCTGTTCTAACTCCCCGTTCTGTTGCATCTGCAAAAGTTCCAACTTAGCCTTAGCTTGCTGCTCGGGATCAGGGAACAGTTTGTCAATCAGCTTACCTCCGATTGCAAAGATAGAGGAGATAGTGATCGGGTCCATTATTTGTGTGGTCCTTGAACAAATGCACCCCAAATTACCAAACCTACCCAAGACAGCGCAGCGACAACCACCCAGTTGATCGTGTTCTGTTTGAGCTTGGCCCACATCTCGCGGTCAGCTTTGTCTTTTTCAATCCAGTCTTCGTGAGCGCGACGATGCGATTCAGCATCCCCTTCCGGGAAGGCTTTGATAAACGCATCTTTAAGGTCACGAATCAGCACATTCTGTTTTTCAATTACGCTCAGCGTAGATGCGGAAAGGTTTTCTACTTTGCGAGAGTGTGTTTCCATTTCTTTCTTCATCTCATGGAACTGCTCTTGCATTTCGAGTTTGTGCTCTTCCACTGCCTGCCTCGTGTCCATGATCAGATTGAATGTTTCCGCTTCTGTGCTATTTGCCGGTTTTCGGCGTTCGTGACCGTCCCATGTCATTATACCACCTTGGACCCTGATTTAAGTTGAGAAAGAGTTAATCCGCCTGTGTACTGACAATGCGCAGTTTCGCGGAGCTTGCCGGTCCAACGCCCAGCCCACTCAAGCCCGACAGATTCCGCGATGACACCAGCCTTACGGTAGAGGTTCGCGTCGTCCCATGCAGACTTCCCAGCCACCATCGGGACAAAGTCAAAAGCACAGCCGTAGTTATGGAAAGATTCGCCGCCGCGAGCATTAGTGACAATTTTACCGGGCTTGGTACGTCCTTGTGCGTAGAGTCCATCTTGTTCCTCTTTTGAGCGCAACGTGCAGTAAATCAAAATGTCCAGACCTTGCTTGCGGCACTCTTCAAGGAACTGCTCGGCTTTTTTCTTGACGACAGGAATCAGGTCGTCCAGCGAACGAGAAGCCATCACTGAACTCCCTGAGCGCGACCTTGCGCATCACGAATAATCATCTTAGGGCGACCGAGTTGTTCTACTGTGGCGCGTAGACCGTTCATGACTTCCATTAAAGCCTCATTTGTTTGTTGCTTACCGATCTGATCCAATGTCGCATTCAGTTGTTGAAGTTGCGGTGCTAAATCAACAGAAGGCTCTTTTGCAGCTGGTTGGACCATTTGAGACATCTGCAACTTCATTTCCTCGATGATCTTGTGAGTTTCATTGTCGTCGCGATTCTTCAACAATTCGGTCATTTGCTTCTGATGATTATCCTGCTCATTCTTCATCAGATCAATCTGCTGCTTGGCTTGGTCACGTTCGCGCTCCAACTGAATACGCATCTGGTCAAGTTGCATTTGAACTTGTTGTGCCGCTTGTTCCATTTGAGCACGACCTGCTTCCATTTGCTGTTCAAACTGTTGCTTGGCTTGTTCCATTTGGAACTTAGCCATATCAGCTTGTTGCGAAGCCTGAAGCTCAGCTTGTTTGAGTTGCAGCATACCTTGGTCTTGCGCGGTTTTACGCTGTGTGTCCATCTGAGCAATCTGAATAGATGCTTGAACTTCCGGCGGTAACGGCGGTTGCGGAATCTTTTTCTGTATCTGTTGTTGCAGTGCGGCAATCTGCTCCAACATCGGTGCCAGTTGTTGAATCAGTGCGACGTTGGCTTGCTTGGTTGCTTCGGCCAAAATCATGTCTTCATCTGCACCAAGCATCTGTTGTGCCATTTGTTGAGCAATTGCCGCAGTTTGTTGGCTGGTGAGCATTTGAATGTGCTCGTTCACGTGACCTAAAAGCGCCATGAGCGTTTGACCCGGTACCAGCGGGTTAGCCAGTTGCATCGGAGATTCGATAAAACTTAAGTGACCAGCAATGTGAGCGATATGGTTCTGTTCTTTTGCCGCTTTGATCGGAGAACCCTGAATTGCTTGCGCGTTCTCGGTTAGAACATCGCCGGTAACTTCCTCTTTTTCAGCTGGCAATAACTCATCAATATTCTCAATCCGCATCTGTTTGAGCATACGACGGCGAACATTAACTTGATTCCAAGGCACTTTGGGGTTTTGAGCATCTTGCAGCGCCATTTGCATGATGGCTTGAGACTGTGCGAACCGCTGTGCTTCAGAGAAGATGGTCGGGTCAGAAACCGGAATAACATCCATCGTCCCTTCAAAGTCGGAACGGTCAATGACCATTTCACCAAGCTCAGCAACGTGGGTGTCGTCATCAAGATAAACAGCGTTCAGACGGTGAACGATTGCCAGTGCGCGTTTCTGAGACTCATGCAGTCGAGCATGAATGGCAGAGTAGGTGTTACTACCCTGCTCAATGAGCGCCATTGTCGTACCGACAGGCGTACGGTCACCGACTTGACCAACTTTGTCTTCGGCTGTAGCCACGACACCCTTGGCAAGACCATACAACTCTTGCATGAGCTGGAACAAGACTGGCGACGGCGGGTTGAACGGCATTGCCATTGCCAGCTTCTTGATGTCATCAATGCCAGCCGGACCTTCGATGTCGCAGACTTGCGTGACGTTGACTTGGGTATTTTGACCAACAATACGACCCGACTTCAGTTTAAGCATGGTCGGCGCATTGTTGATATGCGCGGAGTCTAGAAGCGCCCGAAGGGAACCTGTAAGCGCAGCACTAAGACCACCAATCAGGTGTGGAAGGCCGATAGCATATGCACCGCGCCACGGGATAAACTTCCATTCGACCATCCACTCAAGCTTTTCCATGAGCGGATCATTCTCATCCCAGTTACGGTAGATGGAAAGAATTTGTTCGGTGTCTTCGTCAATGGTGATGATGTACGGTGCGTACTCGCCTTCTGAGCGATCATCATCTTCAATCTCTTGCCAGCAGTAGATTTCCAGAATGGCGCGAAGACCATCTTCGTTGTAGCCATCTTCTTCACGACCTTCAATCTTGTCGTTGGCTTTTGCAGCAGCCGATTCTTCCGGATAACTACTAGAGTCAGTTACAAAGATGTCGCGATACAAGCCAGAACGAACACGACTATGGAACGTCGCACGACTGATGGTTTGACGATGCGTTACACGCGGTGCAGTGTAGAAATTAGTTGCAGAGAACGGCAGGAAGATTTCATCAACCGGTACAAACTCACAGCAGATGCGCTTCTTCTTGTCGTCACGCCAGAACTTCTGATACTGACTACCGCCCATCGGCAACTGTGTGAGCAGCTGTTCAAGTTCATCGCGATACTCTTTGATTTGAGTCGTCAGCTGCCAGTTCATAAACCGAGTCTTGCGACCAGCACGTTCTAGCTTGTGCGAAGTCACATCACCGTTGACCCAAGGTTTTACTGGTCCCGAAGCTGGAAAAAGTTCTTTAATGGCTCGGGAAGAGAAATCCACGCAGGCTTCGGCCAACACCGGATGTACAACTTTAGAAGCCCCATCAAACTCGGCTCCTCCGGGGGCATCATCTCCCAGACCCGTTCTACGAAGTCCTTCTTCGTACTGCTTGTCTCGTTTTTCACGGCTGCGCTTGTCCTTTTCAACGAGGTCAACAAGTTCACCAGCGATGAAGTTCAAATCGCGAGTGTTGATCTTTTCCGCAAGGTTTTCTAGGAAATCGCCGTCTTCTTCAACAAACTCATTCTCAAGCGGAATATCAACGGAACCATCATCGTTCTCGATGTAGTCTTCCGGAATTTCACCGATGGTTTGTGGATTCAGTTCGTTTTCATTCATTTCTTTTTCGCCTTGGGAATTTTGGCACCAGCTTGACGCGCAGTATTCAATGCAATGGCTATCGCCTGCCTTTGGGGGCGACCCGCAGCCATCTCTGTACGAATATTAGCAGATACAGCCTTCTTGGACTTACCTTTGATCAACGGCATGATTTTTCCTTTGTTTGCATTTCATTCTCCCCAACCATAACTACCATAGTTTGGTAGATCAGATTCCAAGGACTCCAAAGACTTATACCGCTTTAACACTTCTAGGTCTTCAGGATTTATCGTTGATGCATTGAAATGTTCTGGAGACAATGTGCCACGTTCAACAGCTCTACCTATACCACGGGCGCTCAAGCTTTCCAATCCGCCATACTTTTTCGATAGCATGTTCGGATGCAAATTCCCGGCAATGCCAGCTGATGACAATATTTTAGCTGCGTTTTGTTCGCCAAATCGGTCTTCCAGACCTTTGATCATGTCACCCCAGCTATCTACAACGTTTGAGTCGTACACAGCTGCTGCATGCGGATTGTTCTTTACAACTTTCCAAAGTTTATCGGCGTTGACTTGATCTGAAGAAACATCACCTGCCCAATTTACATATTCTGAAAACGGACGCTTTGTATTGACGGTCAGAATGTTACCTTGTGCAGAATTTGGCCTTTGCGGAATCATGCTGCGTTCTTTTTCAGCAGCCTGCATTTTTAGTTCGGCACGTTTTAAGGCCATACCAAAAACATCTTCTGCAGCATTGCGAATAGTGTTAACTTCCTCATCACTAATATTTGGATTTGCAGCTCTGATTGTCGCCAGTCTTTCTTCAAGCTGACTAGCATCGCGCATTGCTTTTACAAACTCGCGACGAGCATCAGGCAAACTAGCTGCTGTCAACGGACCTAAAGCAACACCCTGAGTTGTGTTATCACCGCCTAGACCTACATTGTACCGTTCCCACGCATGCGACGGACTACCCGTGGTGTAATGACCAAGGCCTTTTACGGTTTGACCTTCGCCGCTTTTCAAAAACTCATTAAGGAACCTTAAATCTTTCCACCAATTAGGTGACGCATGAAACATCAATGCTGCTTCTGCATCTTTTACACCACCCATGTTTGCCAAGGACATTAGCGCATCAGCCCCACCAATCTTTCCGGGAAGTGCTGCTGTAGGATCACCCGTAATTGCAACGGCTGCCGCTGGTAACGCACCGGGTATCTTCGACAATGCACCGTATGCCAGTTTTGCACCTTTAGCGACGGGCAATGCCCCAAGGCCAAGCGCAGCAATATTTTCAAGCGTATCCTTTTCACGCTGCCGACTTGACGGTTCACGCATCACCGAACGAGGTTCATCCTTACCAAAAAACGGAATGCCAGTTTCGGTAGCGAATTTAGGAAGCTCTTCGCGTATGATTCTCAGTGCGTCAGTCAAACCGGCCATGATCAGCCCTCATATCACATATTTGCCTGCGATTCTACACTATTTTCAAATTGAGTATGGGTTGTGTTTTTGGC